AAAGACAATCACGATAATATGATGAGGTTTGTCGACAAGATCAAAGCAGGTAAAAAAATTAAGCCTATTGTAATCGTACCACATGAAGGTAAGTTACTGATAGTTGACGGGCATCATAGATACTTTGCACATTTAAAAGCAGGTGCAGATAAGATACGTGCTGTTATTGCTGATCCAAAGGATTTAACTTGGCGTGATGATGTTCCAGAAAGTGTAAAAGAAAACTTTGCTGATGGTAAAGTAAAAGGCAAAAGTCGTCCAGGGCGTGTAAAACGTGCAGGTGCAAGTTGTAATGGTAGCGTAACAAGCCTACGTAAAAAGGCAAAAAATGCAAGTGGTGAGAAGGCAAAGATGTATCACTGGTGCGCCAATATGAAGTCCGGTAGAAAGAAAAAGTCGTAAATATAGCAAAGGAGTCACAATGCTAGAACACTTTTTATTACCAGATTTACATATAGACAAAGAACACTTCACACAAAAAGTCAAAGCAAACTGCGATACCTGGGGTCATTTTGGCACAGGACGTTTTAAATTTTATGTCGGTTTGCCAGACGACGATACACTAGATATCCTTGATGGTATTTTTCAAAACGCAGGCGATATCATTGTCCGTGTAAATTTTAACAGAGTAAAATCACAACACATTATTGGACCGCATACTGATTATGAAAGCGGTTGTACAATTAACATTCCTATTTGCGGAGACTTTGCAAATAGTAGTTTAGATCATTACGAATGGACTGATCCTGTAAAAGTTATTTCGCCAAGTCAAGAGTTTGACGAAGTTCCTGAAAGTCGTTTTTACCCACATTCAGATATTGAAAGTCAAATTAGTTATACAGTACCTATTTGCTTTGACACACGCATTCCACATGGTGTTACTAACTGTACACCGGTAGATAGATTCATACTAGGTTGTAGTTTTCATATGGATTTAGAAACACGCGACCTAAAAAGAATGTATGAAAAAGGAGAGTTATTAAAATGATTATAGAAGGACACTATGTACAACCTTGTGTATATGACAGCGGTATTTGGGTTACTTTGCTGTGTCCACATAGCCATTTAAATGACAAAGAAATCATACTAAAAGACGCTAAATACATACAGTATGAAAACAGAGAAGGTATTTTTAAATGGACGGAGGACTTAGATGAGACTGAATGAATTTACAAGTACTACAGCTAGTTCAGTTAGCGTAGTAGTTAACCCAACAACCGCAAAAGCAAAAGGCAAACGTGATAAAAATGGTGTGCCTGTGGCACCTCAAGTTAAGAATCCAGACGGTACTGCTAAAAATGCACTAGATGTAGACGACACACTAATGGGTGGCGGTAAACCAATTAAGAGATAAATACACTTGTAATCCGGAGTATAACAAATGACAAGTAAAATTAAAGAAGGCTTAGGAGATTTAGCACACGTTGCCGAAAAAGACCACGAAGTGCAAATGGCTCGTGCCGACCTATACAAAATTGCAAAGTATGCAATTAAACTTCACGACATGCTAAAAGGTATCACAGAAGTTGAAGGCTTAGAAGGCTGGCAACAGTCTAAAATTACAAAGGCCGCAGACTACATTGGTTCAGTTTACCATGCATTAGATTACGATCTAAAATTTAACGAAGGCTATACTCCAACAAAAGACAAAGAAGATTACCAAGCTAAAAAGAAAGCATTACAAGATATCCAAAATGATCCGGAAACAGCAAAAGATCCAGAACTTAAAGCAGAACTAGCAAAGCGTAAAGCGGCACTTGATAAAGATAAGCCTGTTGGTGAAGCAAAATCAGAACAAGTTGCAACATGCGGATGCAATGAAAAAACTTGTAACCATTGCAAGGGCGGACATTCATTAGATGAAGTCGGTAAAACTTGTGAATGTTGTGGTAATAAAATTAAATTAGAAAAAAAACTAATGGCTTCTGGTCCTACAACTTCTCCAGAAATTAACAAACATGCAAATGCAAAGCAATCTGAATGGAAGAAGAAATATACATCCGAAGATGCTTATAAATTAAAAATTGCACAACGTTTACAAGAATCGTTGGATGCAATTAAAAGATAAAAAAGAAGCATACAGAATTTTTTGGCTGGTCAAAGGCCACCTTAAAGCATCAGAAGAAACAATCTTAGAGTGTTATGACGGTTATTTTCGCCGTCTTTGGGGTAATCACGAAAACGTCTATCACGAAGAAGGTTTCGAAGAAGCCTGGCAAAAATATCTTGACAGCCAGCAATAAATCATATATAATATAAAAGAATACGCAATACGGAGGAACCTATGAGCGATCGTACCTACGGCCCAGAAGAAAAGGCCAAACTTACACGCCTTGTACAAGAAGGCGTTACAGTCCTACAAGAAGTAGAAGATCTACAAACAGGACTAAAGGATACTGTAAAAGCAGTAGCCGAAGAGTTGGATATTAAGCCAGCTCTAATTAACAAAGCAATTAAAATTGCACAAAAAAGAGATTGGGACGCACATGCAGATGCATTTGACGATCTCGAAACACTTGTTACAACATTAGGTTATGACAAGTAATGGGTGTATGGCAGAAAACAAAAGAGTTTTGGGTTAGAAGTTACACTTCTGATCGTAAAGCCTTTTATTACGAAACTGTAGCAAGTGCATGTGTGTTTATTTCAATGACATGGATTGCACTAGCACAGCCTACACCAGATTTTAGACTAATCTATCCTGTAAGTTTTTTAGGAGCAGTGTTTAGTATTATGGCGTTTATCCGCCGTGGTGCTGGATGGCCACTAGTAATGACAACTTACTTTGCATTCTTACATATTACAGGATGGTTACTAGCAATGGGAATTATATGAATAAAATAAAAGAATTTTGGATTAACAGTTACACAACAGATAAAATTGCATTTTCATTTGAACTTGTTAGTTTTATCTTTACAGTTGCCGCAAGTCTAACACTTGCGTTCAATGCTAAAAATCCAAATATGTTAGTTGTATATCCAGGATTCTTTGTTGGTAGCATTACACAGGTGTATGCAAGTTGGCGTAGAGGAGCGGCATGGATTATGCTTCTTACTTCATACTTTGCTTGTGTTAATGTATTTGGCTTTGGAGTAGCCGCAGGATGGTGGTAAAACCTTATCAATGGCTGGCTTGGATCAGTACAGCCTGTTTGTTAGTAGCGGCAACACTTGCGGCTTTTAACATATATCCTTGGTATATTTTTGCATTTATTGGCAGTAACAGTCTTTGGGTGCTAATCGGTATACTATGGAAAGAAAAAAGTTTAATTGTCCTTAATGCAGGATTAACTGTAATATATGTAGCAGGATTAATGTTTTGAATATTTTAATTGCAGGAGATAGTTTTGCCGCAGAATGGCCTGGAGAAGATGGTTGGGTTAAACTACTTGCTAAAAAACATAATGTAACTAATGTAGCCCAAGCAGGCGTTAGTGAATATAAAATTTTAAAACAAATTAAAAATGCAAGTCTTGACGAATATGATGCAATCATTGTAAGTCATACAAGTCCTAGCAGAGTACATACACCCGAACATCCGTTACACAAAGAAGGACTGCATAAAGATTGCGACTTAATTTGGACTGATTTAGAAGGACGAAGTAATTTTTTAAATCCTAGTCTCAAAGCGGCACAAGGTTACTTTCAATATCATTATGACGATCATTACTACCAAACTATCTATAGTTTGCTACGTAAAGAAATATATACTATATTGCACAAAACGAAATACATAAGTTTGTCGCACATAGGCATAGCAAAGGCATTTGTTTGGGAAGATAACCATTTAGACTTTAGTGAATTTTGGCAAAAACATAAAGGCAAACAAAATCATTATTCGGTATTCGGAAATGATAAAATCTATAAAATTGTACTTGACAAACTTAACAAATTGTAGTATTATAATAACAATCGCCCAAGAGGCATGTAGAAGGTCCGTTGGCCATAAAGCAACGAGGAGAAAAATTTGAGTTACGTAGACGCTTTCTTTGATCGCGACCAAGATATTATCCGTGTAGTAGAACGTAAAGATGAAAAACGACACTATCACGAGTACCAAGCAAAATATACTTTTTATTACAAAGACGAACGTGGAAAATACAAAAGTGTTTACGGTGATCCCCTAACACGTATCGTATGTAAAAATACCAAAGACTTTCGAAAAGAACTTGCTATTAACAAAGGCAAGGATCTATTTGAAAGCGACATTAATCCAATCTTTCAATGTTTAAGTGAAAATTATCTTAACCAAGATGCACCTAAACTAAATGTTTGTTTTTTCGATATTGAGACAGACTTTGATCCAGAACGCGGCTTTGCTGATCCTAGCGATCCATTTATGCCCATTACTGCAATCACTGTACACTTGCAATGGCTAGATGCACTTATTACTCTTGCACTTCCTCCAAAGACACTTACCATGGAGCAAGCAAAAGAAGAATGTAAGGAATGGGGCAACGATGTTATTCTTTTCGAAAAAGAAGGAGATATGCTACAAGCATTCCTTGATCTAATTGAAGATAGTGATATCTTAACAGGTTGGAACAGTGAAGGCTATGATATTCCTTATACTGTTAATCGTGTTAAGCGTGTACTCAGTAAAGATGATACAAGACGTTTTTGTTTATGGGGTCAACTTCCTAAAAAGCGTGAATATGAAAAGTTTGGTAAATCAGCTGAAACCTATGACTTAATAGGTAGAGTGCATTTAGATAGCTTGGAATTATATCGTAAATACACATATGAAGAACGACACACATATCGGCTTGATGCTATTGGAGAAATGGAAGTTGGCGAAAGAAAAACTGTTTATGAAGGTACGCTCGATCAACTTTATAACAATGACTTCAGAACGTTCATTGAGTACAACAGACAAGACGTTGCACTACTGGACAAGCTGGACAAAAAACTAAGATTTATTGACCTTAGTAACGAACTTGCTCATGCAAATACTGTTTTGCTACAGACCACAATGGGTGCAGTAGCAGTTACAGAACAAGCAATTATTAACGAAGCACATCACAGAGGATTACAAGTGCCTAATCGTCCAAGGCGTGACGATGAAAACACACAAGCGGCAGGTGCTTATGTTGCGTTTCCTAAAAAGGGTGTACACAAATGGATCGGATCAATGGACTTGAATTCACTGTATCCGTCTGTGATTCGTGCATTAAACATGGCGCCAGAAACTATTGTAGGACAAATACGTCCAGACGTTTCCGAAGCACGTATCCACGAAGACTTAACCCTTAAGAAAAAATCATTTGCAGGCAGTTGGGAAGGGCGTTTTGCAACTGAAGAATACGATGCAGTAATGGAACAGCGTAAAGATGTTGCACTAACAATTGATTGGGAAGACGGTCGTACAGACGTATTAAGTGGTGCAGAAATCTACAAAGTAATTTTTGACAGTAACATGCCATGGATGTTAAGTTCAAACGGTACAATTTTTACAACAGAATTTGAAGGAGTTATTCCAGGTATTCTAAAGCGTTGGTATGCAGAACGTAAAGAACTACAAGCACAACTAAAAAAAGCAAAAGACGCAGGCAATAAAATTGAGACTGCATTTTGGGACAAGCGACAACTTGTTAAGAAAATTAATCTTAACTCTCTTTACGGGGCCATTCTTAATCCTGGTTGTAGATTTTTTGACAAAAGGATAGGACAATCAACTACACTTACTGGTCGTACTATTGTTAAGCACATGAGTGCAGAAGTTAACAAAGTAATCACAGGCACATATGATCACGTAGGCGAAAGTGTTATCTATGGTGATACTGACTCTGTATATTTTAGTGCGTATCCAACATTACGTAAAGAAATCGAATCAGGAAACATTCCGTGGACTAAAGAAAATGTCATTTCATTATATGATCAAGTTGCCGATGAAGCAAACAGTACATTTGTAGAATTTATGGCAGAAGCATTTCATTGTCCAAAGAGTCGTGCAGATGTTATTGCCGCAGGTAGAGAAATTGTTGCAGAAAGCGGATTGTACATTACCAAGAAGCGTTATGCGGCATTAGTGTATGATGTAGAAGGTTTCCGTTCAGATGTAGATGGCAAGCCAGGCAAGGTTAAGGCAATGGGATTGGACTTGCGCCGTTCAGACACACCTGTGTTTATGCAAGAGTTTCTAATGGAAGTGCTAATGATGGTGCTTCAAGAAAAAAGTGAAAAAGAAATCTTAGATCGTATTACAGAATTTAGACGTGAGTTTAAACAGCGTCCGGGTTTTGAAAAAGGTGCTCCAAAACGTGCAAATAAAATTGGACATTATCAACGTCTTGAAGAAAAGCAAGGTAAAGCAAATATGCCTGGACATGTTAGAGCAAGTATAAACTGGAACACACTGAAGCGTATGAACGGTGACAAATACTCGCAAGAAATTGTAGACGGTATGAAAGTTATTGTTTGTAAACTAAAACAAAATCCACTAGGCTATACGTCAGTAGCATATCCTACAGACGAACTACGTTTGCCAGATTGGTTTAAGGAATTGCCATTTGATGATGTTGCAATGGAAGAAACAATCATTGATAACAAACTAGACAACTTGATAGGTGTATTGAATTACGATTTAGGTGCTACAAAACAAAACAATACATTTACAAGTTTATTTGACTTTGGAGATGTATGAAATTGAGTGAAGAACAGCGTATTATTTTAATTACAGAAGTTATTGAACAAAAATTACGTAAAGAAAAAGAGCTTGAGTTTTATATGAAGGAACTAGAAGAACTCCAGCGCAAGATTGGATACCTAAGGCAAGAAGTTGACTTAACAAATACAATCATTGATATGATTAAAGGTGAACTCATTTATGACATCAAAGACGGTATGCTTGAAAAATATAGTGATAAACTTATTACAAAACAGGACACTAATAAATGAAAGTAGGATTTACATGCTCTACGTTCGACCTCTTGCACGCCGGACACGTACAAATGTTGCGTGAAGCAAAAGAACAATGCGA